ATAGTATTTGAGGGTGTTGAATTAGAAAGTAAAACCTTTAGTAACAAAACCCACCAAATCGAAGAGTTACTTGAATATATTACTTACAATGAAAATGGTGGATGTGATGTGTATCTTTAAAAAAAAATAAAAGTAATGCGCAGGAGGCTTGGCTACCCGGGCTATCTTTCGTATCTTCACGTATAAGTAAGAATATTAATTTAAAAATAAAGGTTATGTTTACAAAACAAAAAGTATCAAGTTTTAGATCAGATTTTCAAAATGCAGTTGCTGAATTAGAAAGCCAGTATGGTGTAAATATCAATTTAGGTACCATTAGTTGGGATTCTAAAACAATTAGTGTAAAAATGAAAGCGATTGTTGGAGAAAAGTTTATTGCTCCTACTAAAGATGAGTTTTCGATTGGAGATCGTGTGTTAATTAATCATAAAAAGGTTAGTAATAGGGATCAATTTGTGATTATTAAAATTAATAATAAGAACATAAAAGTTCAGAAAACAAATGTTGATGAAAATTCAATTGGTGCTTTTATAAATGTTCACCCATCATTACTTCAAAAAATATAAAAAGTAATGCACAGGTAGCTTGGATACCCGGGAGAGGGTTCGTATCTTCACGTATAAGTTAATAATTAATAATTAAAAATAAAGGTTTATGTTAAATTACGAAAGTCAAGAGTTCAAAAGTTTAGAAGAGTTAAGAGAAATCGCTCCAAGTATTTTTACAAAATTAGGATCTAAAGATGTTTCTAAAAAGTACACACACATTCCTACTGATAAGGTAATTGCCGATATGGAATTATTAGGTTGGGGAGTAGTTGATGCTAAAGAAGTTAAAGCTAGAAAAGAAGGAACAATAGGTTTCCAAAAACATTTAGTTGTATTTAGAAATAATGATGTTGTTATTAATGGAGAGAATGGAGATACAGTTTATCCTCAAGTAGTACTTACCAATTCTCATGATGGTAAAAATGCATTTAAATTTACTGCTGGATTGTTTAGAATGATTTGTGAAAATGGTTTAGTTATAGCTACCGATACATTCGAAGATGTAAAGGTTAGACACATGGGTTATGATTTCGAAACATTACAAGGAGTTGTTAAAGAGATGATTGAAAGATTACCTTTAACTGTTGAATGTATGAATTCAATGAAAGCAGTTGAATTAGAAGAAGAGCAAATGTTTAATCTTGCAAAATCTTTTCTTGATATAAGAGTAGAAGGTACCGAGAATACTTTTGATAGCCAAGCAATTGAAGACGTTTTATCATCTCAGCGTAAAGCAGATGAAGGAAATGGTTTATGGGAAGTATTTAATCGTGTTCAGGAGAATGTGATGGAAGGTAATTTCCAATACAAAACTTCAAAGGGAAGTGTTCGTCAAGCACGAGTTATTAAGAACTTTAAGCAAGACCAGGATTTGAATAAGCAGTTATTTTCTAAAGCATTAGAATTCGCATCATAATGGAAAGAATAACAACACAGGAAGCAGAGGGATTTATTCCCTTGTCTGAAAATTATTCAGACACGCATGTTAAAAATGCATCATATTTCACAATCTCTCCCTCTAAAAAGGGAGATGGTTGGGAAGATGTTACATATTTTACAGCTAGGAAGAGAAATTTATTTTCAAATAAAGGTGAAGGTGATCAATGGGTTTATGTTTTATCAAACCCTGTACAACCAGGTGTATACAAAATAGGATATACTAAACTTACCCCAGATGAACGAGCTAAACAGATATCTAATGCGACGGGTGTGGCGCTTCCATACGAAGTAGCATGGGCTTTCGCGTGTTTTAACGCGGAACAATTAGAGGGCGCAGTACATCATGCGTTAGCAGAATATCGCGTTAACACGCAGAGGGAATTCTTTCAAATAGATTTAGATATGGCAATATCCTCTATAAAATTAATAGGTAAAGACTACATATAAATGAAAAAGTACTTAAATAACATACCTAGGAAGGAGAAAATATTTATAGAAATAGGATCGTGTGATTTTGATACACTAAACCACTTTGCAAATGAAGGATGGAGTGGGTTTATAATAGACCCAATGAAAAAGTACTTAAATAACATACCTAGGAAAGAAGGAGTGAAATATCTCCCTATTGCTATAGACCATGTTAAGGGGGAGAGAATAATCCATTATGCAGAAGATAATATTGTTGATCAAGATAAGGATTTTGCGGGGATGTCTACCTTTATACCTTTGAACGAAAGGGATTGGGGTTGCCGTAATGTAAAAGGGGGTAGGATGGATTTTTTAAGTGGTAAAATGTTAATACAAACTGATACATTTAGAAATGTTATTAGAGATTATAGTATAGAACGTATTGATTTTTTAAAGATTGATACTGAAGGGTATGATTTTGAAATTCTAAAGTCATTTCCTTGGGATAATGTATTATTAAGACCTAAAATTATTAAAGTTGAACATTTTCACGTAGTAAATGGTATAAGTGAAATAACAAAGTATTTAGAAGATAGATCATACCATGTATGTGCTGAATCTAATGATTTATATGCAATAAAATTAAATTAGATATTATGAGTAAAATAGTAATGAAAAAAACAATAGATTGGCTAGCAACTAGTAAGCAATTTGATGCTATTGATAAATTAATGGGTACTGGTTTAGCTTGGAAAACCATAGAGATGAAAGATGAATCTATATATTATAAATTATGATAACATATTTAACAATAGCCCTAATTTGGTCAGTATTTACCGAAATAACATTTGAGTTTATGAAAGAAGAACTTACTTGGGAGATGAAATTACTCAATTTTGTATTTTTCCCAATAATTGTAATAGCTTCTATTTATAATTTTATAAAAGAATTTAATAAACCACTTTAAAAATAATAATTATGTCAAACAAAACAGATTTAGTAAATGATTTAATGTCCACAGTTACAGTAATGGAAGAAATTTGGAGATACCATCCTGAAAATAAAGATAGATTCGATATAGTAGAATCCTACGCACAACTGCAAATAATAAAGGATAATATTGAAGCAGAATTGGGAGGGTTGAAGAGTTAATATATATTTATAACCATGATAGATAAAGATAAATTATTTAGCCTATTTGGTGGAGACGAAGAAGAAGCTAAAGCTATTTTAGAGACACCAGATACATTTCTGGATAATGCTAGAGCAAAGTTAGGCATGTTTACTAAGTTAATATATAACCATGAAATATTCCACCAGAAGTTAAAAAAGTTTCTAAAGGAAGTTAAATCTGAGTATGATGTTGATAAAACAAAGGATGCATCTACATTTGCTGTATATAATAGGGCGTGGTCTTATATTAAAGATATAAACCTTAAAGACCGCAGCCATTTTGATGCAATAGTCGAATATAAGTACAAACCCCTTATGGATTCTTTAGTAAGAGCTATCCAATATTTTGAATCAACCGAACAGTATGAAAGATGTGCCGTTTTATTGAAAATACAGAAATTAAAAAACAAGGTATAAATTACGTGGATATTAAAAAGTTCCTTCGTAGATTTGAAATGCCGGTTGTGAAAATGTAAAGGAAAATAAAAAATAAGGCAATAATAAAGCAATAATAAAGCAAAAATAATAGTAAAATAGGGGAATAAATAATCAACCCCGTTATTAAAATCGAGAAATTATGAGAAATAAAAACTTATTTGAACAAAAGTTATTACAATTATCATCATCACTACAAGAACTTAAACGTATGGTGGGTGATTCAAGGGAAACAGGTGCAAGCTTTAGATCTAGAATAGATGGAGCAGAGGGTATCATTGAATCCTTACAAGATATGGTTGAAATGGACAATTCACGTAGTTAAATTTAAAAAAATAGGTTATGACATTAACAGCAGAACAAATCCAATCTAATTGGGAAGAATTTTTAAATAGTATTGAGAGGCATATTACTGGAGAACGTAAACAGAAATTACTTGATTTTTATAGTAAATTTGAGGATAGAGTTATATTAATGCCTGCAGCTAACCATAAAAAATACCATTCAGCATTTCCTGGTGGGTATGTAGATCATGTTAATCGTGTTGTAAAAGGTGCATTAGCAATGTCTGCTACATGGGAAGCATTTGGTTGTGATATGACTACATTTACCCAGGAAGAATTGGTATTCTCAGCTATTAATCATGATTTAGGTAAAATGGGTTCAGTAGAACATGAAGCATATTTACCTCAGACAGATAAATGGCGTAAGGAAAAATTGGAGGAGGATTATACTTTTAATAAAGCGTTACCTTTTGCATCTGTTCCTGATCGTGGTTTATTTCTACTTCAACAACATGATGTTAAATATACTTTTAATGAAATGTTAGCAATCCAGACACATGATGGGATTTATGACGTTGCAAATGAAAAGTATCTAAAGGGATTTATGCCCGAGACTAAACCTCGTACTTCATTGCCTTTTATTCTCCATCAAGCAGACATGATGGCTGCGCGTATTGAATTTGAGATTGAATGGTTACCAAAGTTTTCTAAGGATAGCGTGGTACCCCCAAAGAAGGGTTTTACATTGACATCAAATCAAAAAGGTAATCCAAAACAAAAAGCACTTAATACAGTAGCTAGTGTAGGATTAAAAAACATGTTAGATAGCTTATGATATTAAATATAGCAATTATTATATTAGGAATTTTGGTCGTTATCTTAGGATACACGACCATAAACCTATTCAGGAAAAACGAAAAAATGCTAGAAATTATAATTAATCAAAATAGTTATATAACAGAATTTTCAAAACAACTAGAAATTACAGATTCTCGTCTACAAGAAATTGACTCTAAAGGTGTATTTAAAAGCGATGATGAAATAGGTTGGATTTTTGATCAAATAAAGGTATTACAAGAACCATTATCAAGATTTAAAATTCAATAAAAAAATTATGGCACCAATAAAGAAAAAAAGAAGGAAGAAATCTAAAAATTACTTTACACACGACACTGAACTAGCTATTGTTAGGTATAATGGTCTTGATTCTATAGAAGACTATAGCAAAAGAAGTGATATTTATGATAAAGAAATACATTTTGCATTCTTCAAACTCACCCAGAATATAATCCATACCTTTAAATTTTACCATACTGAGGTAGATAATTTAGAACACCTACAACATGAGATTATTGTGTTTCTACTATCAAAGATTCACTTATTCGATCCAACCAGGGGAGCAAAAGCTTATTCTTATTTTGGTACTATAGTTAAACGTTGGTTAATACTACACAATACAAAAAATTACGCTAAAAAAATTAAAAAAGTACCTGTTGATGTGTTAACTGGAGAAAACTCTACACACACTTATAGAATGGGTGATGAGATTATAAAATCTGATTTAGATAAATACATTGATATATTTGTAGACCATGTTACAGCAAATATTTTTGAATTATTCCCTAAAAAAAATGATGCTCAAATTGCAGATGCTATTTTAGAGTTATTTCGCAAACGTGAAACACTTGAGGTTTTTAATAAAAAAGCACTATATATCTACATTCGTGAAATTATAGACGTAAAAACACCTAAAATTACCAAAATAGCAGACAAACTACACTTAATATTTAAACAACAATATATATTTTATTTAGAGAACGGATACGCTAATTTCTAATTCCTTCCTATATCCATATTTATAACAAAATAACATTATGGGCGCATTAGACAGTGTTGTATTTGGTAGTAAAAAATTCTCCGATATATTAAGTGAGATATATGACAACCAAAAAACAAAACAACAACAAATAGGGGGATTAATATCAGAATTAAAACCATTGATTAAAGATATCGGTGATGCTACTTTGATTGTTCCCCTTATAAAAGAATATATGGAAATTGGTGTTCGTAATGACGAGCAACTAATTAAAATGGCTACTATCATTCAACGTGTTTTAAACACCTCAGTTAGTGATGATCCTTCAGGCATTACAGATGCAGAAAAAGACCAATTAATGGCCGAATTAGATAAACTTAATGAAAACTTTGAAGATAAAAAATAATGTTAAAACAAGGTTTATCATATTTAAATAATTCTGCAACTGCTAATATTGGCAATGAACAACTTTCTAAATCTATAGGTGGGGAATTTATTACTGCAAGGGTAATTGATATTTCATTAAATAGTAATTCACAAATATTTGACGAAACAGGAGGTTGGAGTGGTATTGGTTCTATTAAGTTTCAACAACTAGATAAAACTGTTAGTCCTAATAATAAAAACCAAGAAAACACTACATTTGCAAAACCAATCAATGGTCAGCTTAAAACTTTTCCATTAGTAAATGAAGTAGTTCTTATTTTTAGAGGACCATCTACACAAAAGACCCAATCATCAAATACTAAAACTTATTACTACATAGGTACATTTGCACTTTGGAATAATCAACACGTTAATCCCTTCCCTGATGTATTTTTTGATAATACCTCAGTAACACCATCGATGAATAAAAGCAATTCAGACCTACAAGCGGGTAGTGTTGCTAAAACATCTAAAAAAACTACACAATTAAGTTTAAATGGTAATAGTGGAGGTGCATTTGTTGAAAAAGGAAATATACACCCTATTTTACCATATGCTGGTGACAACATATTTGAAGGACGATTTGGTAATAGTATTAGATTAGGTAGTACATCAAAAACTGGCGGTCTAAGTAACAACTGGTCCGAATCTGGAGATAGTGGTGAACCTATTACTATACTTAAAAATGGACAACCCACTTTAGGTAGTTCAAAAGGATTTGAGCCAATTGTTGAAAATATAAATACCGATCCTACATCAGTATATTTAACTTCCACTCAGAAAATACCAATTATAGTTTCTACCTCTACTCAAGGTGTAGGAGAATCTGCTACAGTACCTTTTTCAAATCTAGTAGAAGTTACCCCTAAATCCCCTACATCATATAACGCCCCACAAGTAATACTTAATTCAAGTAGATTATTATTTAATTCTACAACAGATAGTATATTATTTTCTTCACAAAAATCAATTGTAGCTGAAGCTAGGGAAGATGTGGGTATAAAGTCATTAGGGGGAAATTTAACTCTAACTGCAGATAAAGGAACAGTTTCTTTAGGTGCTAAAAATGCAGATCAACCCTTAGTAAGAGGAAATGATTTTGCTAGTGATTATTGGGTATTACTCAATGCAATGGAAAACTTATTATCCTCTTTAAAAAATGAAGCTTCAATACCAGGTGCTGCATCTGCTGCTGCTTTACTTTTAACTCAATTAAAAGAAATTAATGTTTCGGATTCATCAAAATTTAAATTTTTGTCTAATAAAGTAAAAACCATTTAAGATGACGGACAAAGAAAAACAATCATTAAAAGATAAAGGTTTAAAACAAGGGGAGGCTTTATTAATCCGACTAGCACAAGCTTTTTTAAATTCTACTAAGGGTAAAGAACTCATAGCAAAAACAGAGGACATTCCTGTTGAAGAAGTTAAAGGAATTATAAACGATCCTGTTCAATTTAAAAAATATAAACCCGTAATAAAAGTTTATACAACTGAGGGTAGATTATATGATAAACAAACTACTAAACCAATATCTGGTGTTAAGGTAGAGCCTAGATTTACTCTATTTCCCCTAAAATACGAAACGAAAACTAGAACAATTAAAGTACCAGACCCCACTGGTGAAAAGAATAAATTAGGAATTGTTAATAAAATTGATCAAACAGAAACATACAAGGCATGGTCCGAAGATAACAATAAACCAGCATTTATACGAACAGATGATGAAGGAAGGTTTAAATTACAATTCGGTATTCCTGTTATACCTGCATTAAATGATAAAATTTTAGGTTTAAAACCAAGGATATTTTACCTTGAGGAAGAAGGATATGTTCCTGCGTCCCAAAGTATAATAGATGGAAACAATGAAGTTGCTCAAGAATTACCCATATTTAGTTTACTTAACCTTGAAGCGGCGGCCAAAGAAGCAAAAAGAGTAGCAGAAAAAGAATTAATACAAAGTGCACTCCTAGTTACTAAGTTTTTTGCTGATGTCGCTGACTCTGCTTTAAATGCTCTTAGAAACATGATATTGGGGTTTGCAAGTGTAGTACAAACCAAATTGTTTCCTTTAGCATTCCAAATTTATATTTTATTTGGTATAGCCAAAGAAGAACAAGCACTACAAGGTGAGGCAACTTGTCCTGATAATGATGTACTAAAAGGTATAATTAAAAAAAGAAATTCTGTAGTAAGACAAATAAACAATATGTACTCTATTATTATAGCTAATACAGCACTAGCCGGTGTATTTTTATACCTGTCATTACAGTTACAAGCCTTTAAAGGAATTATTTCCTCAATACCCATCCCACTATCTGTTCCACCTGGAGTAGGTGTTCCTTATTCTTTAGTAGCTAAATTAGAAGATATAAAAGAAATTTTAGAAAAACTTACTAATGTATCTAGTGACATTAAAAAAGCACTATTAATATCTTTAGTATTTTTAATTATATCTTTAGTTATAATTTTAAGGTATTTAAAGGCTATTGATGGGTTAATAAATAGTTGTGCTTTAGAATCTGGTAATAATGGTGATGGTAGTGGGTTATCAATGACAGAAATTGATGCTGGTTTATTAGCATTACAAAAACAAGATGAAGAACAAGGTGAACCTATTGTTACTAACGCAAACGGTTTTTCCATGTCTGTAGAAGTAGTTGATAAGTCTAATGTAGACGAATATTTTAGAAGACAAGCAATTGCTAAAAACTCTCAAGGTATTATTATTTTAAGGGGGGAACCTTCATTTAGTGGTACAGACCAAATACTAATCGACGAATTAGTGTTTTATATCAAACAAAACAATTTAAAAGCAGATTAATTTAATATTTATAATTATATGAAACTAAGTCAATTAAAAACAATCGTTAAAGAAGCAGTAAAAGAAGCGATCCAAGAAGAAATGAAAGATATTCTTATGGAAGCAGTACGTTCTCCTAAACAACAAGTTTATGAAACAGCAGTACCTACGCCTCAATACACACAACCCGCACCTGGACCATTAAACCCAGTAGCTCAAACAGACCTACCAGAAACTGATAGGTTAAAATTAAGAGAAAATATGATGGGTGTTTTAAATGGTATGAGACCAGGGGCAAACGGAACTTTAACAGCAACGTCCTCAGATGTAGTCCCATTACAAATGACAGGTAATATGGATACAGCAAGCCCAAATGGTACTTTACCAGCAGGAGAAGTAGATATGAGTCAAATAATGGGATTAATGAATAGTAAATAATAAAATATGGCATTTGGAGCAATACAACAATTCCCAAACGACACTAGACCTCGAGTAGGTATAGGTGTTAATATACCTTTTAACGAAGGTGGGGTTTTTACTCCAAACTATACTACAGCTCAAGCAATTAAAAATAACTTAATAAACTATTTTTTAACAAACCCTGGAGAAAGACCAGGTAACCCAACATTTGGTGGGGGGTTAAGAGCTTTTATTTTTGAACAAATATCAACAGAAAACATTGATTATTTAAGAGATGATGTAGCAACTAAGGTTAGAGAAAAGTTTCCTAATGTAGAAGTTGAAGAATTAGATGTATTACAATCACCTGATACCAATACGGTAACAGTACAGTTATATTATAGAGTAGTAAATACTTCTATCACAGATGAACTAGTATTAAACTTCGCATAATGGCAGTAAGAAGAAACATAAATTATATAAATAAAGAATTCCCTGAATTCAGGAATCAGTTAATTAACTATTCTCAAACATATTTTCCATCAACATATACTGATTTTACAGACACTTCCCCAGGAATGATGTTTATAGAACAAGCAGCTTATGTTAGTGATGTTTTGTCTTTTTACTTGGATAATCAAATCCAAGAAAATTTTATGCAATACGCAAGGCAAAATGATAATTTATATGATTTAGCTTATATGTACGGATATAAACCAAAAGCAACTGGTTTATCCGAAACTACTATGGAATTTTTTCAACAAATTCCTGCTATACAAGTAGGGAACATTTACCAACCAGATTATTCTTATACGGTAACTATTCCTGCTAACACCGTTATTAAAACACAAGCGGCTACATCAGTAGCATTTACTATTGAAGACCCAGTCAATTTCTCTGTTTCAAGTTCATCAGACCTTACTGAGGTATCTGTAGCTCAAACAAGTAATGGTATACCAACATATTATTTACTTAGAAAAACAAGAAATTCATTCTCAGGTAAAATCAATACTACTAGTTTTAGTTTTGGTGCCCCTCAAGAATTTGCAACTGTAGTTTTAGCATCACCTAATATAGCAGGTGTAATAGATATTGTAGATTCTGAAGGTAACATATGGTACGAGGTAGATTATTTAGCTCAAGATTTAGTATATGATAGTTTAAGAAATACAAATATTAATAGTCCTAATACATTTGAAGATAGTGATGCTCCATTTTTATTACAAACTAAAAACGTACAAAATAGATTTGCTACAAGATTTATAACCCCTACACAATTACAAATCCAATTTGGTTCAGGTAACCCTGCAAATACAACAGAAGACATAATACCAAACCCTATGAATGTAGGTTTAGGCTTACCTTTTGAACAAGATAAACTAACAACGGCTTACAGTCCAACCAACTTTATATTTACAAACACTTATGGTGTTTCTCCTACTAATACAACCCTAACAGTTAGGTACTATACAGGTGGTGGAGTTGCATCAAACGTACTATCAAATACCGTTAATTCTATAGATAGAACTAATATAATATTTAATACTAGTGGTTTAAGCACTAATGTTTCAAATTATATATTTAATACAGTTGCTGCAAATAACACTACAGCGGCAAGTGGAGGTCAAGATGGTGATACAATTGAAGAAATAAGACAAAATTCAATATCACAG